CTAATAGAAGTGCCAGCAGTTACTGTTGTTCCTGCTCCTACTGAAGTATTAGCACTTACATTTCCAGCACTTGCAACAATGTTGCCGGTAGTTGCTGTGATGCCAACACCGGCAGTCATTGAACTACCACTTGTTACTGTTCCATTAGCACTTACATTTCCAGTAGTTGCTGTGATGTTGCCAGTTGTAGCAATAAAACCACTTTGAGCTGTGATTGTGCTGCCACTTGTTACTGTTCCACTCGCACTTACATTTCCACTTGAAGCAACAATGTTGCCAGTAGTTGCTGTGATGCCACTTTGGGCTGTCATAGTCGTTCCTGCTGTGACTGCTGAACTTGCAGTGACATTTCCACTTAATGCAGCAATGTTTCCAGTAGTTGCTGTGATACCTGTTCCTGCTGTAACAGTCGTGCCAGCAGCAAGTGAAGTATAGGCGTTGATGCTACCTGCAGTCGTGCTAATATTACCTGCTGTAACAGTAAGATTGCCAGCAGTCACAGTTAAAGTATTTCCTACAGTAGTGCTTGTTACAGAATAAACTGTATTGCCACTTGTGGAACCACTTGCGCTTACATTTCCACTTGAAGCAGCAATGTTGCCAGTAGTTGAAGTAATATCAGTTCCTGCAGTAATAGAAGTTCCTGCACTAATAGAAGTGCCAGCAGTTACTGTTCCACTCGCACTTACATTTCCACTTGAAGCAGCAATGTTGCCAGTAGTTGAAGTAATATCAGTTCCTGCGGTAATAGAAGTTCCTGCGGTGATATAGTTGCCTGCTACCACATTACCTACAGTTGATGTAATATTCCCTTCTGTTACAACAATATTGGAAGTATCTAATACTAAATCCCCTGCTGTGATTTCCACGCCAGCATTGGCCGTTACTTTGCCGATTAGATGCGATGTGGTATCAACTTCTAATGTGCCTTGAATAAGCATATTTTGTTGTTCGGTTGTTAAATCAGTAACAGTCAATGTTCCTAAAATAAACACATCAGTATTGAATGTTGTATCACCATCAACTTCTAATGTTCCTAAGATGATGTTACCTGTCTGATTACCTGCCAATATCTTTAATGTATCGCTTGATTGAATATTTGGGCCTGCCATATTATTTGCTCCTGTTTTGTGCCAAGATTGACACCTTTAGTTTTGATTCTTCCATTTAGCATCCTTGTAAGTTATGCTGTATTTAATATTACTGGGCTTTTAGTTATTTCCAAACGACCAAAAGTTACCGGTGATCCAGTTGAAATATCTATTTCTACCACTACGACTCATACCGCCATCACCACGTAAAAACATAGGATTGCTATTGAGTCTTTCTAACTGTAATATCGATGCTTCTGCTTTGGCTATTACTTCTGGAGAACAGATTTTACCAAATTCAGCAGCAAGTTCTAATGCTAAGTTGAATCTAAATGCACGTTCATAACCTGGTGGATATGTAACTTCTTGATCTAAGTTTGCTAAATCTAATAGTGGCTCCCTTAACCAAAGAACAATATCGGCAGGGCCTGTTGGAATAGGAAATAAAGTAATAGTTCTTTGTGGATAGTTATTATCATCATAGAATGCAAACGGAAATGTGCTTGGGGTATTCTTAACAGCAATACCTGCATATTGTTCCACTGTGAGTGATTGCATAGCAATATCTAACTGTTGGGGTGCGCTGGGCTGTAAACGTGCATACGCATTTTGCACTTTCATTGGACGTTCAATATTCCAATCACCACCAGGACCTAATGTATAACTTGCTGCACCGGTTAGTGGAAATACATATTCTTGGATAGAATAGACTAATAATCTATTGTTACTCCAAGAATCTATCATATGGGTTAATGCATACAATGCTACTTGTAGATTATCACCCGTCATTGCTTCATTTTGTTGGATTATGGAGATTAAGCGACCTGCTCCATTGATAAGTTCTCGAACTGTGCTCATACTTGTCTCCTAATATGTTATTTAGCATCGTAGAAAAGCCCCGAGCATTGCTACTACGGGGCCCATCGTCCCTACTAAGTTACGATATCTATTAAGCTGTGATCAAACCTAATGCAACCAATGCTGCAAAAATACCAGCAGCAGATACTGCCACGCCGGTTTGTAATGCCACGCCGGTTGAACCATAGAATCCTACAGTTTCGGATGATTTAGAACCAACCACTACACCTGATGTGTTTCCGCCAGTTGCTGTTGGGTTGCTTGTGCCTTCAATATTTGGTGATGCCATAATAATATTTCCTTTAATTAAAGTTTGTTGTATGATGCTTAGTTAGTACAGATGCGCACGCCCAACTGGTCGTAAAGCGGTGCCCAAGCAACCATTACGTCAAAACGTAGGATTTCTTGGTTGGTACGAATGTCAGGCATTTGTTGAACGCGAACTGGGATCTTTGTTTGATCATCGGTTGTAGTCTTACCTAAACCAACACTGTAAGGCATTAGTTCTTTAGCAGCAAGCATAATAGCATCACGGTCGAAAGCCAATGCGTTTTGTGTGACTGCACCAGAAGCACCAAGAACAGTAATAACATCATTGACAGTAGGAGCACGGGAAACGTTTTGGAATCCGCCTGCTGTAACTACTGCTGGGCTAATAGAAGCAACAATAGCGCCGGAAGTATCCGAAACGGTTGTTGTAACTACGAACTGTTGTAGTGTTGCAATAGTTTGTTTTGTCTGAGCATTTACCATATAAACACCAGCAATAGTGAAAATATCACCAGCATTAAGTGTAGTAGCGCCGGAAGTCCAACCACTTGTGCTTAATGTAGATGAAGTGCCCCAAGTAGAGTTTCCACCAACTGTTGCAGCAACAATAGGAGAACCACCATAAACACCGTTTGTGTGAGACTGAACAAGTTGGTTCATAAACACACGGAAAGAACTGAAATCACCTTGGTAACCGCTGGTATACATCTTGGAAACTTCAGCGCCTGGGTGGAAGTATGTCAAGTTGGATGTAGCAAGAACACCATTGAAGTCAGGATCATTAAGTAATGTCTTACGACCACCTTCATTTGGAGCCAAGTTCTTATTAAGCAAAGCAAGTGCTTTTGTGATTGCTGGAAGTGCAGTTCCAGATGCGCCACCTGTTAAAGCAGTGCCTGGTGTTCCTACAGCGCCATAGAACTTAGTGATAAGTGCTTGACCTTGTGATTCGATTTCAGATGCAATGCGAGTCACGGATGGCTCAACAACCTTATCAAAATAATCTTCCACGGAGAAAGTCAATTCTTGGCTTGTTAATGCATAGTCAGTTCCAACTGGGTTGGTAAAGCTAAGTGGGCTATATGTTTCTGTGATTGATTGGATATCAACTACAGAACCGGTGCGCACTGTTGGGCGGATCGGACGGCGAACATTGATTGTTTGGCCGATTTGAGCGGATTTAACACCGAAGTCGCTGTCAAAGTCACGATTTACGCGCTTTGCTAAGTCTAATGTGTTGCCTAAAACCATAGCAGCATCTCTTGATATCATGCTGATCGTTAATAATGTATTTGCTGTCAAAATATATTCCCCTTTAAGGATATGTTAAATAATAAAAATCAATTTTGTTTTTCGTCACTTAACCGGGGACTATCTGCCGTTCAATCTTATGGTCGATCAACCCGCGTTAGTTCACCAGTTACGCTCACTGTATCCTTATTTAGCATTTGACTTCTATGATGGATTATTTTATAATGTTATTATGAACGATAAAGAATCAAAACGCATTTATGATGCAAATCTAACGCCCGAAATGCATCACACAAAGTGAAAATGCATCAGAATATTTTGATAAGGATTAAAATCTTCTTTTAGTTTGCATTCGAAGTTCGCGCCATTCGCTTTGGGATAGATTTGGATCATCTAAACGTTTCTGACGCGGGGCAACTCCAGTTTCTTTTGTTACTGGTTTGGGTGCCTTGCTAACTTTGTTTACAACTTTAGTATCCACTGAACCTACAGTAGATAACTTTGCTTCCAACTTGCCAAGTTCTGCAACTCTGCGTATTGGACTTAATGCAAGAATACGATCAACTTCGGTAGTGTTATTAGCAAGATGATACCACATTTCAGGGCCTAAGTCGCTATCATTTATGAATGCGTTAAACTCTGGAGCACTAACGTGCTTGTATCTATCTCTAAAGTCTGCAGATACTTCGTCATAATCGGCGTGAGCCTTTCTAACTACATCTTCTCTCTGTTTGTAAGTTTGTTGAGCGTTTGTCAGCCTTTGTGCTGCCTCGCGTTGTTCTAACTTCCAATCAGTTACTGCATCAGTATATGCATCGATATCATTAAAGTCGCTAAACTTTGGTTTTTCAGTTTGCATAACTGGGGCAACTTGTGATTGCGGTGTGGATTGATTACCACTTTGTAATGCTGCTTTACGCCAATGTTCAATCTCTGCTTCCTTTTCAGCAAGCCTACGATTAAAGCGCTCAATACGTTTTTCGAAACCTTTTCCTGACTTCTTACTTTCGCTATCTTCACTATCTTCGTCATTCGTATCACTATTATCTTCACCAGCAATGTCCTTTGCGGTTGATGTAGATTCAGTGCCTTCTACATCATTTTCTACAGCTTCTGATTCTGTAATAGAACTATTGTCCTTCTCACCTAAAGTCAAGTTTTCTTGTTCAGGCGCAGTATTTGTCTCCATTACGGAGGAACTATTTTGGTTTTCTACCATTGTTGCCAATCCTTTGATTGTATGTTTACCTAATGATAAGGCATTAGTAACCTATTCTACAAATGCTATTTAGCCTTTAGATTAAAGTGTGGAACCACTAAATCCACTTGCATTATCATCTGTTTCATTCTTTAACTCAGGTGGATTGATTCTCGCAATATGATCCACGTGTCTGTCGTGAATATTATCATTGATATTTGCCATTACTTGAACACCCTTAATACCAAGTTGGGCTTTTTCTAACTCTAACTGGGCTTCGGCAATCTCGAGTTCGCGTTTCTTAATACGATATTCTAAAACAGCTTTCTCTTCATCCATCTTAAGTTCACGCATCTTAATAAGATTTTCTTGATCAATCTTATGCATATCAACATCGGCCTTCATATGTTCAATCTTAATCTTATCGGCGCCTTCTTGAAGCTTTTGTGTTGCTTGTTGAACGTGTTGGGTAAGAACTTGATTTTGCTGTGTAAGGGCTGCAACTTGTGATTGAAGTTGAGGAACCATTGCTGCTGCATCTTTTGGATTTGTCTTGCGAGCCTGTAATACTTCTGGAGGAACCATTGCTTCTAAACTATCAGCAATCTTATCAGCGCCTGGCCAATCCATATTACGAACAGCAATATCGGATATTGCTATAGCAGATTGTGGATAAACGGCTATCAATGACATAATAGCATCAGTGGATTCTTGTCTTTTAGTTCCAAAACTTGGTCCAGTTTGAATGCATACACTATAATCGCCAGCAGTTAAATCAAACTCAATAACTCCGCTTTCATCAGGTTGATTGATACTTACTGAGCGTTTCTTACCATCTTGGGATTTGATTTGCACATCGCGAGCGCTATCATAGATAACTGGGACAGCATCTACAATAATACAGCCAACTTGTTGAATACTTCTTGCAAGATTATTATAGAAATGATAGTTACTATTATAGGATTGGTCTTGACGTGCCAATAATGCCTTGCCACTTTCTGGGGCGGCTTGTGATTGGCTTGGATCAAATGTTCCAAAGATACTCTTTAGATTATCTTCTGCTTCCCTAACTAATGTGCTGGCTCCTTGAATAGGCACTTCACCTAAATCTCTACTTGGAGGTGGTGCACCTTGATCACTATTATAAACCATAAATGCTTGGTTGCTTACATTGATATTTGCCCATTGCTGTTCATAAGTTTTGAACTGTGCTGCTGTTCCAATATAAGGAGCCTTAGGAGCCATTTGTAGCAACTGTGCTCTCCAACTCATTGCATAGTTCAACTGGACTTGGGCATCAATCGCAGGTTCAACTGCGCCAACCAACTTGCGCTTGCCTTCGATCCAATATTCGTCGCCTTTGACTGCAATAACTGGAATGTGTTCGCCTGGCCATTCGCTCTCTTCTAATACTTCAATATCATTTAGTTTGCACCATCTAACAACTGGTTGCATAATCTCGCGTTCTTGTATTAGTTCTACCGATTTTGATGATGCAAGACCTTTGTCACGAGTAATAGAAACTTGGCCAGTTACAATATCTTGTATTTGATAAATCGTTGTTGGTTTATAATCCTTAAAGTAATATTCATTAATAAGGACTTGATCCTCGGTTGTCCACTTAGTTCCGGCAGCAGTCCAACCGATTTCCTTCATCTCTTTTTCGTCCATTGAACCGTCAATCAATCTACCCAATGCGCTATCACCATACCGCTGATAGTATTCATCTTTAGATATTGTAGTAGTAATAAACACATATTCGGAATCGCTGCCATCTAATGATTTGTGATTAGGATCCATCATCACTGTGTTTACATCTTGAATAGGTTCGATAGTTATTTCTTGATCAAAACTCTTTTCGTCTTTGTATTGACTCATTACGCGAATATAACCAATACCTACACTTGCTGCACTTTCAGCAGCAGTGCAATATGCAATCTCGGCTTGGGATTCTTCTTGAATATTTCTAAGCAGATCATTAAGCATTTCAGCTTTTTGTTGCTCATCATCACTGCGAGGATCGATCTTAATCTCAGGAGGATTTTTACGAATCTCGTTTGTAATCTGGCGTAAGAAAGTAGGAATACGATTGGATGTTAAAGCAGCAAAACCTGCGTTTTCGAAGTTTTGGCGTGCAGTATATGTCCATTGTCCGCTGCCTTCAATAAACTGTAGGAGTTCTGTGCTTCTTTGTTTCATTTCGGACCACTGCGTTTCGCAATATTGGTATCGCTTTTTGGCAAGCTTCATTATGTCTTTACTGTTTATCATCGTGGGTTTCTCCGTAATACGCTATTTAGCAAGTTTTTGTAGGAGTTCTATAGCAGATTATTTCTTCTTTACCTGCATTGTGAAGTTCTTTGCCATCAAAATAAGGTATTGAATAACAATCCGATTTGTATGCTATAAGTATTTCATCTCCTGGTTGAACACCACTTGTTGGTCCACAAGCCACAACTTTTACCCAAATAGGTTCGAATTCCTTAGTGGAAGTTTTCTTAATAACAATGATGCCGCTTTCGGTTACAGTTTCACCAGGGTTTGTAATGTATTCATATAAAAAAGTGCCACCAGTGCAACTTAGAACATCTTTACGCTTGTATCCTATTACGCTTAAATCACTTGTATTATTATATGTCACATTATCAATCATTAGATCCATTGTTGTTATCCTTTTGCTTATTAAGAGTTTATCACCGGGTTTTAAAATGCTTTCTGGACCTGTTTCAATACAATCAGCCCAACCTACTTCTTTACTTAAATCATTTAGTAAATGTATTATACCCACTTTTCGTTCTTTGGCTTCGGGCCACTTGAATATCACATTGGTTGTTGTGCATTTAAAATCGTGTTTCATATTGTATCCTTTTATATTGTAGAACTTGCTCTATGCTCAAACCATAGTTATTGCATAATGTTTTGTATTGGTGGTGACCATTGTAAATGCGTGCTTTTGTATACAAGTTAGCAACAAATGCTGCATCTTTCCAATGTGGGTCAACTAATGCCCTAAATGTGTCATATTCAGTAGTCATATTAGTATCTTGATGCTCTATAGTTTTGGCTGACTACACCATATTCGTAGTTTGTGGGCTTGGCACCCATTTCGGTATCTGCAATGTCACGTGTCATATAAGCATATCTAAAAGCATCCATAACGTGGTCATTCTTCTTTACCACGTTGCCTTTTTCATCACGCATATATGTTTGTATCTCGCGTAGGAGTTGCAAACAGGAGTTGAATACTTTTAACTTGCCTGTGCTCAATGCTTCCCACACTTCATATAAGCCTGTTTCTACTGCATTGATAGCAGGAACTACTTTTAATCCATTGTCCTTATACATATCCATAAGGGCTTTACCATCTATTTGGCTGCGCCCACGCGAGGCTGGATCAATCGCACCAGGAATCCATTCGCCTCGGGCTTTAATACCTGCTGCGTGTATCACTGGCTCGGCTCGTTCTTTATAGTAATCTGCATACACATAGGTGATTTTAGCGTCAGGATCAGTCGCGATCCATACAGCGGCGGTTTTATTACCCACATCCATACCAAAACAGCGTTTCCAATGTTTAGGAATGTCTATAGGAACAACCACATAATCACTTAATGGAACAGGATAGATAACACCGGAGCCTAATGCTGGAATACCTTTGGATCGTGCATCACGTTGATGCGGAGCATAGGATGCAATAGCTGCTGCTTTATCATCTTCGCTCATATGCGGAATATCATCCCAGGTGCAAGTTGTCACGTGTCTATGCACATCAATAGGGCCATCAACAATATCGGCTACACTTGTATCACCTAAGAAGTTTGTAATAAGTGGTGTAGGGCCTTTGAGTGGTGTGAAAGTCATTACAAGTATATTGCCACCAGTGAGTGTTCGTGTAAAGCACTCCGCATAGATATCCTCGGGACATTCTTCATCCAACCAGATTGAACGTGCAGTTCCTTGAAAGGATGCTCTGCCTTGTTCATACGTTTTGAATTCCACAGTAGACCAAGCACCACTAACGTGCTTAACACGAAAGGAGTTGATTGGGGTCTCCATTCGTTGGGCTTCTTTCATTGTCTCGCGATCTAAACAAGCATATGGAATAAGACCTTCACCGAACTCGCCTACCCTTCCAAGTAATAAATCTTGTAAAACTACTTTGACGTCTCGTGCATTGACACCACAGCACCACCACTCTGATGCATCTTTGAAACGTTTGCCTATCCACCACTTTGGATACAATCCTGTTAAGTGATAGGTAAGTTCGCATCCAAAACCGAAACTTTTACCAACGCGATTAGCAGCCATAAACAGTCTTTGCTTATGTGTTGCACCAGCCTTAAAGAAGTTCATCTGCTTTTGATACTTGTCGCGGCTACGAGGTCCTTTATCCGGAAAGCAATAATCAATCTTGGTCTTTGCAACTCTTCCTGCTTGCACTTGTTTTAGCATAAGAAGTTCTATTTGTTCATCCCGCGATAACTTAACGATACTCATTTATTTTCGCCTATTTTGTATGGTTTTTGCTCTATGACAGGCGTAGTGGCTACTTGCGGTAGTCTTTGTGTTTTATTACCAAATATCATATCATAGTTTTCACTATATTTCTTATTATCTGTGGGACGTTGTTTATCTCCCTTACCTGCATTATTCATATTTGCCTCGCACGCTATCTATAATAGATTGTTTGTGATTTAGTTGCATATAGGTAAACCACTGTTCTGTGACTTCGAACTTATCAAATAAAGTATTCATAAGAAAATCATAACGAACAGTGGGATGTTGTCCCATTAGTTCCGATAACTGTGCCACAATAAGATGATATGTTATTACATTAGCTTTCGCTGATGCGTGCATATCTTCAATATCGATTAGTTTTTGTTTACGTGGCTTTGTTGGCTTACGTGGAAGAGTTTTCTTCGTTGCCATCTTGAGCATCAGTTTCTATTGCCGATAAAGCAGAACGTGTCAACAAGTTATCAATGCGACCTTGTAAATCACTGTCAGATAATTCTTCAAGTGGATTTTGTGTTACTTGAACTTCTTGAGCTGGTTGTTCTAAAATACGCTTGTTCATGTTTTCAGTGAACATAATGTATTCTTTCACATTAGTATCATTTCTGAAATCATTGAAAAGCTTTTGTTGGGTTTCTGCAAGCATTTCTTCATACTTGATACCAATTTTCGCTTCAATTGCTGCACGAAGTGCTTGAACTGTAATTCGATGTTGCCCTTTTTTAGCACCTGATCCTGGGCGTGCTCCACCTGGTCCTGCCATATTATACCTCCACCTGTTTCCAGTGATTAAACCTATGTTGTAATATTGCATTACTTCATAGTCACTTATTTATGATCGTAAAAATACCCACAGTGTATTTGGCACGTGGGTATTAAGTTTGAGTGAACAAGAAACAAACAAGGAATAGAAGTTCAAATGGACTAAGTTCTTCTATATCTATTTAGCAAGTTGTAAGCGATACAAAATACATATTGGTGGAACATTGGTCTTACCTTTTGCGACATTAAGAAAATCATCTACAGTCCATATTTCTTCCTTATTATGCGTTTTGTTACTGATTCGTCACGAATTTATTTGTGCTACACTTGCCGCTCTTTATTTGTGTAATACACTAAAATCTAGCAACTTGCAAAAACCGTGCTTACTGTGCTTACTGTGCTTACGCACTTTTTACTTTGTGGATAACTTGTGTATAACTACATCTTTTTTCCAAATTCTGCCGTTATCTCTTATATACCACTTTTTAAGTCTTTCGTCACAAAACCAATACTTTATGCGGAATTCTTGGTTAGATCTTAGCAAATGATACAGTTCTCCGTTACTTAAACCCGAATATGTTAACTTAAATATAATTCTTAATTCTTCAATGTTATCCATAAAATACCTCTTTTGTGCCTGCTTATTTTTTAAGCATTATTTAAGCACGGTTCAAAAACAACCGTGCTTAAACCGTGCTTAAATATCCTCAAAAACTAATAAATCAAGTGTTTCCATACTTTCTTTAGCCAGTTTCATATTTGTAGGTGCTCGCTTCAGTATTGTTGATAGATCAAAGATATTCTTAGTTGTGTGCTTAATAGTGTATACAACTTTTTGCACGCGCAAGCTATTCTTGCCAGCAAACTCGTAATCAAAATAAGGTCTATTGTCACCATCTAGACATTCAAATGCAATCTTATTCTTTTCCAAATATCGTTTCCAGTCCTGTTTAAGAGTCTTATCACCTAGGTGCTCTTGTCTGCTCAATGTAATCACACAGGCTTTAAGAACTTCATAGGGGAGTATTTCATTCTTTAAAAATACAGGTAACATCTTATCGAATGCAACATCGCGTGTGCTTTTCTGATCATTAAATCTTGCTTTGTAATCCTGTCCGTGTAATGGATGTAATACTTGGATATTAAAAATATTATGTTTAGTGATAATATGTGCAAGCCATTTTGCTACTTCTGCTCTATTCTTTATTAGATCATTTATGCTATTAACAAATACTTTTGCTTCTTCTAAATCCTTAGCAAAGCCCAATCTAATAGACTCGTCAACCATAACTAGATTTGTAGTCATAACTGAATATCTACGATCTTCACCTGCACTGCCTGTTCCTGCAAGTTTAACAACACCATTCGGGTTATTACTAAGAAACAAGAAACTATAGTTTCTATCGACCATAGTAGCATCTATACCCTTCTTTTCTATTCGCATATCTTCACTGCCTGTTGCTGATTTCAACTTTCCTTCTGGTAGCTCATTATGCTCGGGTTCATCATAGCAAAGTAAGACACTCATTTCCCAGTTGGCGTTAAACTTCGTTAGTTCATCCAAAGTAGCAGCACTCACACATTTGTTTGTAAAAATAGTTTTACCGAGTTCTTCATATCGTCCCTTACCATTACCACCTGGATAACCACCGATATCCAAACTAGGTGTATTTGATACTCGCTCTGGATAAACATATTTAAATCCCATCCATTGTTCTAAGTGATTGATATTCTCCTGTTTACCTCCACCTATACAGTTCATTAAAAAATCAAATCGTTTATCATAGTTTTTAGCTTCATCCCAGTTGGGCTGCACCCAAAACTTCATTATGATGCTCGCTTTATTGTAGACTTCTTTTGAACACCACTTAGCATCATTAAATGAACAGGTAGTCATCGAATAATCTTTTCTAACATCCTGAAAATAATCTGTTAGTTCTTCATTTAAAACTCTTGTTCCAAGTTTTAGTCTGTTGCCAGCCATTTTGTTTAACATACGTCCAAACTTGTGTGCTTCGATCATATTAAAAATAGGGTTAACGATATTGTTTCCTTGTTCGCTAACATCCCTGCAATAGATGTAACGATTTTCGCAAATCAAATAACCGATGTTGTAATCGTTTATTAGTTTTTGTATGATTAGTTTTTCTTCTGCTAGTGTGCTTGCTTGCTTCTCATTTGTTTCTGCTGTTGTTATTTCAGAACGGGCTTTATTAAGTTCTGTGATAGCATCCAATGCCCGCTGCATATTAACCTTTGCTTCGGCCGCAGCTCCTTTATCATTCTTATCAGGTTTACCTAAAGCTTTTCTAGTTTCGATATCATCTAAAACTTTCTGCCATTTTCTTTTTTCTTCTATCTGACCTACGATTAAAGTATCGAAGTTGATATTTGTATCTTCATTCATTTATTTTCCCGTTCCCCATTTTCTTATTACTTCTTGTTTTAATTCTGTTGCTGTTGCTGTTACTATTTTCTTTTTAAAACTAATAGGTGTGCCTCCAAAGTTCGCAATAAACTTATCACGTTTTGCTTTAGTGATTAATGCCGAATCGCTAATCGCAGTCCAAGATTCAGTTTGACTTTTAATAGTTTGTATGCAAGAATCTGGTGCTCCCGCAACTTTTGCTATTTGTTGAAAATCTGAAAATGTAGCATCACAGCTTTTAAGCATAATGACTACTGTCAGAGAGTTTAAGTGTCTAATACCCTTACAAGACATTAGAGATTTAATGATTGCTGTTTTATATGCCTGTTTAAATTCAGAATCTATTTCTGTATTTTGTATTCGTTCCTTATAGACAACTGGTTCTACTATTTCGTCTATGAAAATATCCGGATCTAAAAAGATGCCATCCATCTTACAAGCAAATGATTTTGTCTCGTCTGGTCCACTATGTAAGAAAATCGCTTGTGATCTACTGAAACTTGCTCTATCCGCACCAGGAAAAGCATCAATCATTGCTTGACGTTTTAATACAAACTGGTCCATAGTCATTGGTCTATTAAAGGGTAATACAATACGAAACTTATCTTTAATAGAACTATGATTGAATGTAGTATAAATCACACATTCAAATCCATTAAACTGTATAAGTGCATCATTCAATAATAGATTATTATCATAATCCAAAACCAATCCGTGTAAAGCAATACAAT